AATGTATACTGTGTGGTCAAACAACATAGGAAATGAAAGCACTATAACTATAGAGGGTAATGATAACTACGCATATATTGACCAAGACGAAGATGATAATACAGTAACTGTTACTCAAACAGGAAATGATAACCATTCAGAATCATTAGGCTCAGGAGATGACAATGTTTATTCAACTACTCAAACAGGAAATAATAAATATAGCAAAATATTCTTTTTCGGCGATGATTCTAATATTACTGTTAATCAGTACGGCACTGGCACCCACAATTCTTATATCTATGGAAATGGTGGCGCACACAATAACTCCGTAAATGTTATTCAATATGGTAGTGGTAATAAAGATGCAGATATATTCTTCTATGCTTCTGATAATGATGTAGACTTAACACAATACGGAACAGGAGCTCATGTAGCAAATATGAAGTTCTATACAACAGGATACAATGTAGATGTTACTCAATTAGGGGCAACAAACCAAACATACACAGCGACTTTTAACTGTACTCAAAATTGTACAAAAACTATAAGCATAACCCAACAATGAAAATAAATAAAATTAGAGACAAAATAGAGTTAAGTACTTTAATAAGTATATTTCTATTTTCTGTATTCGCACTAACCCCTAATGTAAACGCCTATGAATTACCAGACACTCCTTTTGATTTTGAACAAATGAAAGCAGACGCGGAACTAATCAAACAAGCAGATAAACCTTTACTCGACCTCAAAATTGAACAACCAGTTTCAACTGTTCAATGGATTACATTCGGAACATTACAAATTGCAGACATCTATACCACATACCGTGGACTTAAATATAATTGTGTTAGAGAAGTCAATCCAATTGCTGGAGAAAGACCATCAGTACCAAAGATGTTCTTTATTAAAACAGCAGTCCTTTCCCCAGCAATCTATGCGGAACGACAAACACTAACACTAAAACCAAGAACTATGGATGAAATAAATTTTCTAATGGCAGTAGTTGTAAATCATAATTACAGAGTATGGCATAAAGCAGAACAAAGATGTATCAAAAGATAATCACAATAGTACTATTTATGGGATTACTTGTATGGAATCCTGGACTTATGCAGAGAATCGAACTAATAGGTTACGACTTACTCATAATGAATACAGAACCTGTACAAAATGAAAACATACTTATAGTTGACCTAGATGAAGAATTTTTAAAAACTTATGGTGGATGGCCGTTACCTCGTTCAGTGTATGGTGATTTAATCACTACTACACAAGCTGTACCAGGTTTTACAGTACTGATGCCAAATCCCGACCTTCGCGGAAAAGAGCAAGATAATTATTTTGCAATGCGAATGGGATATAAACCAACAGTCCTTGCTAGTGCAGCATCGACACAAGTAACTGGAAGTAATCCTCATGTAGGCACTGCCCAGTTAGGAGAGGACCCATTACCATGGCTATACGAATACCCAGGAATTTTACCTACAGAGTCTACGCTGGAGTCAAAGGCAAAGGGGCTAGGAATAGTAACCGCTACGCCGGAAATAGACGGGGTTACTCGTCGTACTCCCCTAGTCGTAAACGTAGGGTCAAAACTTTACCCAGCTTTCGCCTTGGAACTCTTAAGAGTCGCCGTAAGCGATCCTTCGTACCAGCTAAAAACAACACCAGAAGGTATTGAGTGGATTAGAATACCTAACTACCCTTTGATGAATACTGATGCGAATGGTCGTATCTTTTTAAACTGGAATACAAACTTTTATACGCAATCCGGACAGGAGTTTATTAATAATCCTATTAATGCTCCGTTCGTAATTTTCGGCACGACTGCAGAGGGTATAACTAACCCGGTGCCGACCCCTGCGGGGGCTAAATACCCACACGAGATCCAAGCGAATATACTTCACAATCTAATTACAGGAACAGCTCCTAGCCAACCAACTTGGTCTACAGGAGTAGAAATTATCGCAACACTACTAGCACTGATAATACTTGCTTTTGCATCAAGGTCAGTCTGGCTTTCTGTTCCAGCACTATTACTTATAACTGGGGGAAGTTTATACGGAACCTGGTATTTGTATCAATCTTCTTACTTGTTTGACGTTACTGGAATCGTAATACTCTCGATTTTGTTTTGGAGTATTCATACATTCCTGAGTTTCCTTTCCGAGTATCGTCAGAAACTTCGAATCAAACAACAATTTGGGACGTACGTTAGTCCCGACTTGGTAAAAAAATTACAAGAAGACCCATCATTACTGCAATTGGGTGGGTTAACTTCACGACTCACTTTTCTTTTTTCTGACATAAGAGGATTTACCCCCATCTCTGAAAAATACCAAAAGAATCCACAAGGACTTACGACTCTGATAAATCGTTTCCTCGATAATCAGACTGAGATAATTCTTAAGCATGGGGGAACAATAGACAAATATATGGGAGACTGCATCATGGCATTTTGGGGTGCTCCTCTTCCTGACGAAAATCATATACAAAATGCAACAAATGCAGCTATTGAAATGAGAATAGCTTTGGAGGAATTGAATGAAAAACTCGCAGAAGAAGGCCTGGATCAAATTAATACAGGAGCGGGAATCAATACAGGGGACTGTGTCGTTGGAAACTTTGGCAGCAGCACTCGCTTTGATTACAGTGTCCTTGGTGATAGTGTCAATCTGGCTGCTAGATTAGAGTCTAGTTGTAAAGAGTATGACGCAGATTTAATAATATCTGAGTACAGTTTAGTAGATGGTTATGAGTATGAGTTTCTTGACGAGGTAACTGTAAAAGGTAAGTCAGAACCTGTAAAAATCTATACCATACGAAAATAGTACTTGACAACAGGTCGTTAATTTGATATAATTATCATGTATTTAATACAAAAGCATTAGGGAGAACACTGATGGAAGTTGAACAGGTCGCAAACGATCTAGCTAAGCATGAAGCCGTCTGTGCGGAGCGATGGAAAACTGCATTTAACCGCTTTGACGATATGGACGCTAGTCTAAAGCGAGTAGAAACAATATTAATATCTGCAGCCGGTGGACTAATAGTCGGTGCAGGAACAGTGTTATTCACAATATGGAGCATGCACAGTTAGGAGAAAAAAATGGAAATGGAATATAGCAAAAAAGATATAGCAAAGTCACCAAAGGCAAAATCAGGAGAAGTTGATTTACCTGAGGGTGTAGAAGTCTACAAAAAAAGAGATATGTGGTATGTAAAAGGCGATGCCAGAGGATTACACATATTTCCAACTCAAGAAGAGGCTCATAAATGGCTAATGAAATAAAAGAGGCTTTGAAAGAAGCAGTTGCTAACGCAGAAGCAGACGGACAAGAAGGAGAAGTCTCCGCAAGAGTCAAAAAGTTACTAGCAAGAAAAACAAATCTGCGTAGAAGAACACACAACCCAAACAGACCTAGAAGAAAGTGATTTCAAAAGAAAGACTAGCTGAGGAATATGTCTGGGTGCATGAGAATACTACTACCATGAGTGGTAGGACTACAATAAAAAATAAAGACAGAATTAAAGCAGTAATAGATAAAGTAAACCCTGTCAGTGTCTTAGATTTTGGTTGTGGAAAAGGTTGGCAGTACACTCGACAGAATGTACATGAAGAATGGGGTATACCAATGCCCGTATTATATGACCCTTATGTAGCTAAGTATAATAGGATAGCTTCATACGGTTCTAAATATTTTGATTTGGTACTATGTGTAGATGTGATGGAACATATTCTACCTGAAGAAGTAGATAAGATACTACACTCAATCTTCTTCTTAGGAAATTTTGTGTACTTTCATATTGACACTAAACCAGCAATAAAAACATTTAGTTGCGGTACTAATTTTCACATCAGCTTACATGATGAAGACTGGTGGATAAACAAATTAAATGAATATGGAACGAATTACCACGCGGACTTCGACTAAGAAGTCGCACAAGGACAGACTAAAGATTTGCGAAAGTTGTCCAAACTATAGTAAGTTTTGGAAAACCTGTAGCATTTGTATGTGTTTTATGCCCCTCAAAACTAAACTTAGATGGGCTGAGTGTCCAGACGAGCCACCTCGTTGGACTTAGGGAGAAAGAAATGCCAGGACATTACGGAAAAGGCAAGAAGAAAAAGAAGAAAAAAGGCGGAATGAAACGGGGAAAGAAAAAGTCAGCCCGAGGCGGACTTAAACCTTGCTTAACAGCAGCACAAAAGAAACTACCCGCGGCCTTAAAGGCAGGTATTCGTAAAAGAAACAGGCCTTGTAAATAGCCCAAGCTCAACTGGGGAGGTGATACCAATCTAGGGGAGGATGACCTTATAATAAGCGCAAGAGCATGAAGTTATTTCATGACACGGAAAAATAACGAGGGGTCTCTTCCCCGCCCTTAATAATTATGAAAAAAACAAGAACACAAATAGGAAAAGAATACTTTGTTAATGGTGTAACTCCATTTACAACAGACAAATACCATAGCTATTCTTACTTTAATAAATTTACTGCTAAAACAGTTGTTATGGCAGATGGCACCTCTTACACAAAAAGAGGAGGCAATGCTAAGTTTATTAAAAAAGAAACATGGGAAAAACTAGAGAATGAAAATAGAGCACATATTGAAGCAATAAAGGTACAGCCTTTTTGCGTATGGGGAGACGCCCATACATTATCCGTTTCAGATGAAGTAATTACGGTCACTCGAGACGCGAATAATAAGAAATCTTACTATCAATACGGTAAGGACGCGTTCAACACAATATGTGTAAAAAATTTAAACGAAGCTAGAAAAATTGAAAATAACAATGGACTATTTGGTGGTTTATATGTGGTTGATTGGAGTACTAAAAAACTCTATCAACTAATAGTAAAAGTCAACAATAAAGTCAGACTTGAGAGGGTTATGAATACTTACACTACGGGGTTGCCTTGGTTTACAAGACATACTTCAGGTGGCCGTGGATTCAAACGGAAAGAAATTTGGGGAGGTACATTAGATACTACCAATTTTAGACCTCAAGAGAATGGCTACTAAGAAGTGGACACTATCTCGTAAGAGGAAAATAAACTGCGCAAATCCAAAAGGTTTTTCGCAAAAGCAGTACTGTAAGCGTCGTAAAAGAGGTGGAAAGTACAAAAGGAGATAATTATGTTAGGATTCTTCGAATGGTTAACAGCATGGATTGCAGTCATCCCTACTATAGTGATGTTATGCTCATTCATAGCAGCTGTAACTCCAACGCCTATTGATGACGGTTGGATGAAGAAAGTTTACAAATTAGTCGACTGGTTTGCCTTAAATGTTGGCAGAGCGAAAGACAAGTAGAATTTTCAGGGGTATAGTGGGCTGAAATGCCCACTATGCATTAAGGAGAGTTAATGCCAAGAAAAAGAAAAAAGGCTAAGAAAAGGCCAGTTCCAACAAACCCTACTCTTTATGCTAGAGTTAAAGCTGAGGCAAAGAGAAAGTTTAAGGTATATCCATCAGCGTATGCTAATGGTTGGCTTGTAAAAACATACAAAGCCAGAGGCGGAAGGTATCGTATGGGTACTGGAAGAAAGAGACGGAAGTAATGGCTAAGCCAAAAGGTGGACTTACTAAATGGTTTAAAGAAGGATGGGTAGACATCTCTCGTAAAAGAAAAGGTGGAGGATTTGCTCCTTGTGGAAGAAAGTCTGCAAGAAAAAGTAAAAGAGGCTACCCTAAATGTGTACCTGCTAGTAAAGCTAGAAGAATGACAAAAGCACAAATTCGTTCAGCGGTTACAAGAAAAAGAAAAGCAGGTAATCCAGGCGGAAAACCAAGAAATGTATCAACATTTGTAAAGAGAAAGAAAAGAAAAACTACTAGAAGAAGGAGAAAGTAATGAACAATCAACAACTAGCTAAAAAGTATGAACTTACTAGCGAGTTGATTGCGATTGAAAATAAAGTAGCTCATCTTGTTGTAAAGCAGAGAGCAGCTCTTTCAAAATTAATAAAATTGAAAAACTACGCGACTATTAAGGAGTGTAATTTTCGAGATAAGCAATTAAAAAAGCTTATAGGAGAACGAAATGGCTAAATTTTTAAGCGGACCAACTGGTATACATAATACTCAGAAGATTCGTAAACATAGACTCAAAAGAGGAGTTACAAGAGATATGAACTCAGCAGCTGGAGCTTTAGTAAATACTAAAAATGCAAACAGTATTGAAGCGTTCAGATACTCTGCCGCACCAAAACCAATTGGACCAAGATACGGCAAAACTGTGAGACCAAAGAAAGCTAAATTCAGTAAGAAAGGACATAAGTCAATATTAGGTCGTAGGAGATAGAAATGTACGGTAAGTATGTAAAGGTAAAACCAAATGCACTATCTAAACAACAGTGCAATCAAATCTTAAACTCACACTTACAGTGGGAAAAAGATGTGTATAAAGCAGATACCATGACTCAGAATAGATTCATGGATAAAGAAACTTTAGACGCAAATACTATTACCGATACTTCAAATGATTCTAGGTCAGTAGAACAAGCTCCATATAATGTATTTAAAGAGTGGGATGGACTTCCAGTTTATCGCAGTAAAGTAATGAAATATGAAGAAGGTGATTACTGTAATTTACACGCAGATAGTCAATGGATGTGTCAAAGTAATTATTGGAAACCAAATACTAATAAAGTTGCAAAAGACTTAATGGTAATTCCACTAAATGATAATTATGAAGGTGGAGAAGTTATAGTAGGCAAACATTCACAAGTTATTGACCAAAAAGTTGGAGACTGTATTCAAATGTCACAATCAGGAAGTTTAGCAGGTCACAGAGTTAAACATGGAGTCAAAAAAATAACTAAGGGTACTAGATATGCACTAGTATTTTGGAATTTTGCATAATGGCATTAACAAAATCAGAAAAAGCAAGATTAAAAAGGGCTGGTCTTTCAGGTTTAAATAAACCAAAAAGAACACCCAATCACAAGACTAAGAAAGCTGTAGTAGCTGTAAGAGTCGGTGGTAGAATAAAAATAATTAGATTCGGAGCGCAAGGCATGGGTCATAATTATAGCGCAGCAGCAAGGAAGAGTTTTAAAGCTAGACATGGTAGAAACATTCGTAAAGGAAAATCTTCTGCAGCTTACTGGGCAAATAAAGTCTTCTGGGCAGGCAAAGGAGGTTCTAAAAAAAGACCACCTAGATCTCAGAAGCATGTTAAAGGTATAAAAAGAAGAAGGAGAAGATAATGGGATTACCCACAGTTGATGGAAGAAAAGTATGGTTAGATGAAAGTCAAATACACGCAGTTAACTTCCTATCAAAAATGCAAGAAGTAGAATTAAGCAGAAAATTATCACGAGCAGAAAGTAATTTAAAAAATATTTCTGCCTCCTTTTTATACCTGTATAACAAAGCTCAAGAAGCCGGTATTCTTGATGACGAGGACGCACTTTTAGAATTTCTTAACGAGACAATACATTGATAGATATTAGCAGAAAAGACATTGTCAGTACGGAACTGATGAATTTTGATGAAAGAAAGTTTATAAAGCTACCTATCGATGGTTATATGGATTTACTAGGTGTTACTCCCAATTCTTCACAAACAGCATTAATCAATGCTATTAACAATCCCAAATATAGATTTGTATGTGCTGCGATTTCTCGTAGACAAGGCAAAACATATATTGCAAATATCATAGGTCAATTAATTACTTTAGTACCGGGTTCTAATGTATTATTAATGTCACCTAACTACTCATTATCACAAATCTCATTTGATTTGCAGAGACAACTAATTAAACACTTTGACT